TGCTCTAGAACCTTAACATTGGATCCTCTGCGTACTAAGGAATGATGTACACACTAAACTACATATTTTTTAGTATAAAGTGTCTAAGTATAAGGTTAGAGTTTTATATAACACTCTTTTCTTATGTAGAATAGTTTCGAGAGACATTACTGTTTTAGGATGGGTCTATAGCACTCTGTACATTTGTTATACTTGTGTTTCTTTAACACTTTATTTGCACGTATGCATGTATAACAAGTAGGACAAAGTAGACCTTCACCCAATGGGCTTAAGTCCTCCTGCGTCTCTTCCGCTGGTGTAATAACCAGTGATGGAATGTCATTACAAGAGCGGCCGCCCCAATAATTATAGGTTTTTGGAACATAATATCTTTTCCTTTTAAAATCACCACGATACTCTCTCATAAAGCGTTTCCTTATAGCGTTAAGATTACCAGTACCTTCAGAAAGGAAATATCTCGTCTTTAAATGACGTAAGGTAATCTGGGTTGGATAATGCTCTTTATACAAATTAAAAAGAGATGATCTTTTTACATCTCTATTATAAAGATCAAAGCGATTAGAACCTTTTAAATCCAACTTTGTGGCCCAGTTTTCTTTAACGAACTCCTGTACAACTTCTTGTATAACTGGAGGCTCACTATAAGGACAGTCAACTCTCATCAAGGATTCAGGAGTCTTAAAATTATTACCATTAGGTGTAATAATCCTTGATATTCTATCACGTGGTGTGAACTCAATAAATTTTTTTTCAATAAATAAAAGGTCCAATGATTTGAGTTCAGAAGCATTCAATCTTATATTCAGACCTGCCGGTTCCGGTAAGGTAAAGCTTCTTCCATAACCTAGCAAAAACCTCTTGTGTTGTAGAATATATTGTCTTCTTGCTCTTTTATGATACTCTTTGGGCATATGTTGATAGAAATAATAAAAATTTCTGGCGGTCTCTAAATGACTGTTCGTGAGAGGTTTCATCAACATTCCGAATCTAATACAGGGTAGGATTTTTAATTTCCCATCTTTCCCTCTAAAAAAGTATGTAGAATTCAGAGAAGCGAAACGTCTATGTACTGCTGTCTTACCAGAAGACAGTTTCATACCAAGAGATTCCAGTTTTGATGCCCATCGGAGATAAGTTTTTATTTTCATGGAGGCAAGGAGATCATCACCATTTATTCTTATTTTTCGATCGGGG